CCGGCACTCCAGGCACAAAGGGTTTTCGGTGGAGCCACAGTGCAGGGGTTTCTCGGCCATCTTTTTGGTTCCTTCTTTCTCCGTTGCTCCCACGGCTTTTTCAGCCATCGTTTGCTCCGATCACGAGCCAGGCGGGGGCACAATATCAGACAGGTTCGTGGGAGATGCCGCCCCCACGTAACTGTTGTGGACGTTGGAGGACCCGGCGAAAATAGACCCAGCCGCGTCCGTGTTGTACACATTCATCAGGGTGCCCGACTCATTGTAAAGCGGGACGCCGCCCTCCAGGTAGCAGTGGCTTATTCTCACGTGAGGCGTCCCGGTTATCCCGTACTTCTCAAGACGAACTCCCGTGTTTTTGGGGGACGACCCGCGAATCTGTGAATTGTGGATGCGCACGTCCTGGCAGCCTTGAATCTCGATGGAGCCGCCATAGTTCGTCAGGTGCCAGGTATCGAAGAAAATGTCGTTGATGTCCACGTCGCAGAAGCGCGTCGTCCCGGACGTATCCCTCAGCTTGATGAGGTAGTCGCTTGTGTTCCACCCATCGACCAGACAATGCTCGATCAGCAGGGCGCGCCAGGTTGAGCCAAACATTTTCAGCCACAACTGCTTGGCCGTGCCCCCGTTGTTGTACATGTTCACATGGGTGATCCAGTTCCCATTCGTGTTGTTGCCGTCAAACACGTAGAGGCCAGCCGTCGCGCTGCCCTGGATGCAGAAGTTCATAAACCAGTTATTGCCGGACATCAGGAACATGTTGGTCGTATCGTTAATGAGGTTGGTCATGTCCGTCTGCACGCCCACGATCCCCGTCCAGGCCGGCACCGTGATTTGGGTGGTCATCGTGTAGGTGCCGGGATAGATGAAGATGCAGCCAGGGTTGGTGAAGGAGGGCGTGTAGGCGGCCAGCAAAGCGGTGATCGCGTCATCAATCGTGGCGTACAATCCCGGGCCAGACCCGACGTAGAAGATAGTTCCTGCCGCGCCTCCGCCCGAATCGACGTAAGCCGACACATTGCGCGGGTTGAGGGCGTCAGCCTGCCACTTGATATTTGACTTCCCGCTCGGTGCTGCCGGGAGCAAGTCGTTGAGGTTAATTAAAGGACTTATCGTAGGCATTGCGCGCCCTCGATGCTATAATGGAAGGGCCACCAAGATGTTCTAAGCATCAAGGCGGCCCTGAACATCCGATCTGAGAAGGAGATCGAATGCCATCCCATTCTAAACCACCGCAATCCCGCTTCTGGCAAAAAGTAAACAAGAACGGTCCAATTCCCCAACACTGCCCGCAACTCGGCCCATGCTGGACATGGACTGGTTGCACGGACAAAGGAGGATATGGCATCTTTGAACTTCATCGCAAGAAAGCCATTAAGGCGCACCGATACGCTTATTTTCTCGTGCACGGCACGATCCCGGAAGGCAAAGATATTCTCCATCATTGCGATAATCCGCCGTGTGTGAACAAGCAGCATCTTTATGCCGGAACTCAGGCAGACAATAGCCGGGACATGGTACTGCGACATCGCGAATCGCACGCTGGCCCCACTCATCCATCGCGGGGAGAATCCCATCCCCGGGCGATCATCACAGAACAGATAGTCTTGGAACTCCGCAGGCTCTCTGATAATGGCCTGAGTTCTCGAAGACTTGCGAAAACCTTCAATCTTAGCCGAAGTTGCGTACAGCATATTTTGCGCCGCCGAAGCTGGAAACATCTTTCAAGACCCATTGATAAGGAAGCCAGCGGGTAGCGGGAAACCTCCGGGAATCACGTTTACGCCGCCACCGGCTGGTAGTGCTTGAATTGCTCCAATGAAAACGTAACCCGCCACGCCGATCTTCGCCGTGCTCGCTTCACAATAAGAAGTCTTCGGGCTTCCTGCTGCATCACCAGTCGCTCCGGGGTCTGCCACAAAAACATAGTACATCGTGGGACTACCCGGCGCGCCGATAGCGAAGTTCCGCGCTTGGTAGGCGGCTGTGTTTGCCGGGAACGCCACGCTCACCGCCGCCATGGAAATCTGCGTGGACGATGGATTGGTCAGCGCGCTGCCCGGAGTCTGGACGTAACTCTGCCAGTTGAGGTTGCCAGTGTTCCCCGTGCCCACGGGTACATAAGTGTAGGGTGACACGTCACTCAGCGATTGCACGCCCCCGCCAAAGGTGTTCATCGACAAAAACTTGAATTTGAGCGTCTTACCGATCCAATCGGGATCCATATTCACTTTCAGAATTCCCTCGCCAGTCAAGAAGGCAAACCGCTTGCCGCTGGCATGAAGTACGCCGGCTGCGCCTGGCGCTCCAAAGACCGCGCGCCGCAAGTGGTTCGTCCCACCCCCGGTGGCCAGCAGTGTGTAGTTGTAGGCCGATGTCAGGGTCCGCAGCCCATAAGTCATCAGCTCATAAGGGATAGCAGTCACGCCATCTTCTACGTAGCAGGGGTAGGTGAAGTTATCCTCATCGGCTACGGCGTAGTCCGCCAGGGTGCCAAGAGACTCGGTAAGGTCAACCGCCAGATCATTGGTCGTGTCCGGATCCGCGTGCGCTGCCCAGGAGCCGTTCAATAGGCCCGTGGTGCCATTGCCCGTGCAGCTTCCCAAAAGGTTATAGGATGTGCCGCCATCTGTGCTGACATAGACTTGGCAGCCGCCGTAGTTTGCATCTGGCGATGAGACCACGAACCAAATCTGGTTCACGTTGTTGGACAGCCGGGCTACCGGTTCGAAGATGACGGGCGCGTTCACGTCTCCGGCTGAAATCTCCGTGTTCGGCGCATAAGCTACCGGCTGAGTGACGGTGATGTTCTGCGGAGCGTGGATGCCATAGCTGAAGGGCTCAGCCTCGCAGTCCAGTTCGTGTGTGTCGGTTTCCTCGACTTTGGTTAACCGGACTGGGACCAAATTGATGTCGGCCAGAGGGTCGGTGACCGTCACCAAGTCCATCGGTTCCAGGAGTTGCCAGCGAGCGTTCAGCTTGAACTTGTAGGCCACATTACTGATGTAATTGTAGCGCCGCGTCATGATGCGCAGAATCGCCCGCGCCACCGTGACATCTTGGATGGCATTGTTCGTAATGGGGTCGGCCTTCCGGACGCCGTAGAGAGCGATGCCGGCCGCGTCGGGGTCGCCAGTCGTGATCTGCGCGTAGTTCGAAGTCCGGTTGATGTGCTGCATTTGGAGAACGGTTTTGATATCCGTCCGGGCCGTGCGTACGACGTTAATAGGTGACACGCCAGCCTCCGCGACGAAATCTCCATTCTCGGTGGTGAGGTTGGCCACCGGGCCTGCGGCCGTAGGCGAGATGTAAACCGCCCCGTTGCCGGCTGCCGAGACTTCGCTGCGGGGAATCAATTTCAACTTGAATCCCGACCAGACTGCCGCACAGTTGGCCGCCACGCACAAATTCTCGATCCAATCGCGCGCCGCTTGTTGGGAGTCCAAGGCCAGTGAACCCCACAGGCCGCCCGCCCAACACTGGCGCCGCGTTAACTCTTTCGTCGTCACGTCAAGAATGGGGGGCAGTGCCTTGGCATAAGTAGGCGGATTCGTGGCCTTGAACGCCACGACGATCAAGGGCGCATCACTATGTAAGGACGCTACGCGCCACTGCATCGAGTAGGTTCCAGGCATCGTCACGCGCCGTTGCTGGGCAAAATTCGCTGCGTACCATGCCGCCCAATTAGCCCCGGTCTTCATAATCACCGGCCACTGCGGTAGCTGCCCCAGGTTGCTCTCAGCATACTCGGCATAGCGCGCCGTAAACGCATACAGCAAGGCCACGGAACCCGGATCGTTCGTCGTCGTGACGGACACGGTCGGGCGCAACCCCGTCGCAGATGAGCTTGTATCAAAAGTATCGACACCGGTGATCTCCAACATCATCACGAAGCTCATGGGAAGGGGAGAACCGCCGCCCGTGAACGTGAAATCCACCAAGGCCATACCTGCCGCACAGCCGACGAAGCGATAGACCGCAACCGCTCCCGTGCCGTAGGCTGGGATGTCCAGACAGGGTTCGATGTGCTCCGTCAACGTCCACGCGCCGTTGATGGAATCCGTCACGCCGGTAATGTCACCCCGCGGCGTGTAGACGAACGCCAACAGGATGTTGCCGGCCGTGTTCGCCATATCATAGGCGATGGTCTGCGTGCCGTAGTAATTGACGCTGACGTACTTTTTCTGCACGACGCCAGGGTAGTCAAAGCAGTTCGCCCCGCGCTGGATCGGACTCGCGCCGTGGCCGCTTCCCAGGGCGCACTGTCCATAGCCGGAACTGACAATCTCCTCGATCATGTCCACGAAGTCGCCATCGCCCGAGGGATGCAGCGACCACTTGCCAAGCATTTCCGCTTTCAGTGACGGAAGGCTGCCGCTCGATCCCAGGTCGATATTCGGAGATCCCGCGCCCGCGTACCACGGATAGATGATTTGCTCGGTGGGATGGCTGGCGTATTCACTGCCAGACCCAAGTTCTGATTCAAAGGAAAGGCGGAGTTTGGCGAGCGGCGTCATGCCCAGGGTTGAGTTGATTTTCGCGTAGTAAACCTTGATGCCGTTGTAAGCGATTGAGCCGATGGACGCGGCCCGCAAGCCCTCGATATAGACGGTGGCCCCGTAGCCGGGTTCCCACCCGTAGCTTAAAGGCCAGAGGTTGCAGGCGTTCGGGTCGCTCGGATTGGCGCCGGCTTCCAGCACGTTCCACATCGGCGCTTCAAACCAGCCGCTTGTGCTGATCGGGCTTCCCCCATACTCCACCGGCGAAACCAGATTGTAGGGAATCATCGCCGTGACCGCGATAACCGCGTAGAAATTAGGATCGGTCACCGTGAACGTCCACGCATAGGGAGGATCGAATAACTGCGAGGCGAAGTCCATTGGGTACTTCGTGCTGTTCGACCACATCTGCAAAACGGCCCGCAGCGGCGCGTGGCCCAGCAGGAAGTCAATGCTTTCAACGTAGGTAGGCGGTCCCCCCTTTTTGCCTTTGTTGCCTTTTTTGCCACTGCCCCCAACTTGGCGCAGATCGTTGGCCCAAATAGCGAGCAGAGGGGAGCGCGTCATTCCAATGATGGATGGAATGGTCATGCCATAGGTCGAGGCTTGCAGAAGCGTTCCCAGCGCCGTGGGTTTCGTGGCGCTTTGGTTCTTACCTTTTCCCATCATCGGCGTCACTCCAAGGCGTGAAAATAGCCATCTGACTGTTTCCGGTTACGGCATGAGTTACCAGGTTAACCTCCAGCACCCGGACATCGAAGGCATGGACTCCCATCGGCCACTTCGTTACGATCGCGCCGTGATTGTAGACGCGGCTCTTGCACACTTTGAACAGCACCAGGTCCCCCGGCTGTGCATCCGGCCTGCCAAAAGCGACGGTCTCGGCCAATTGCTTTGCGTGTTTCAAAAGCGCGAACTTGTATCGCTCCTCCGTTGTGTGGTGGAACCAATCATGTGAGTAAAGGCCCAAGGCTTGCCGCTCGGCCGCGCCAATTTCAATGAGATACTCCGCGAGCAACGATGCACAGTCCGCGCCGGCACCTTTGATTCGTCCTCCCAGGACATAAGGAGTGCCAACCCAACTCCGCGCGATAACCACAGCCTCAGCTCGCGTTTTCATATCGCGGTCTCCGGGCTCGGAACGTAGGGGAACGGATAAGACCCGGGATCTGCCGAATCAATCGGGCTTTGCGCACTCACGTAAAACTTGTCGCCAGGCGTCGGCACCCAGGGCATCGGGGAATAGATTTGAAATTGGTTGTGATGGACGCTGCCACCGTCGATGAATTCAGAGTTGCGTGCTACAACACTGTACAATCCCGCGAGCGTGCTGTCCTGGGCAAAGACCAGGTAGCCGTTATTCAGCGAGTCGGTCGTGAAGATGTGCCCGGTGAATCCAGACGTGATGCAGTCGCCATAGATGATGTTCTCGACGCTGCCGGTGACCACCTCGAACACTGGAATCACTGACATGCCTGCGGGCGGCGTCCCGCCTATGTAGCTCGCCAGGGGATTCGTGCATTCGATCACGCCGGTCGGCACCTTTTGGTCAAGGACGTAGAGATAATCCTGCACCGTGAATTTGATACTGCCGCGCGTGACTTCGCAGTTGCCGATGACACCCCCGAATAATTCCATTGCCCCGTAAGTGTTGGCGTCCCCCGGTGTCGGCATGAAGCAGCGCCAGAGCCGGAAGCGCCGATTGTCGTAGGTTCCTAGGCGCGCCAGCGCATAAGGGCTTGTGGTGAGAATCGAGGAAGTGAACGTGGGGATTTTGGGCGACCAGTTGACATCCAGCGTCTTGCTGTCCAGGCCAATTTCGCTGATGATCGAGCCGCGCGTAATGACGGCCGGCTGAAAGGTTCCCCAAGCAGACCAAAGAAGCGGCGATTCCCAATTCGTCAGCCAGAGAGCCAGCGGGTCATCCGCCTCCCCTATGAGATAAAGGTCAGCGAGGCGCAGTTCATTCCCGGCTGCCAGGTAAGCTTTAACGGTTGCCGTGGTGTCCGCGCCCGTGCCGCTGATAACCTGTCGCATCAGATCCTCGGAATTCTTGAACTGCGGAACTTGACCTGCCCGCTCCCGGACTTGCTTTGCCCGCCTCCGATGGTCCAGATCAAAGCCATGAACTTCTCGAAGTCTTGCATATCTTCCTCGAATCGGACGCGAAAGTAAAAGTTAAAAAGAGCCGTGATCGGCGCCACGGGTGTGACGCCGCTGTTCCAGGCGACGTATTGCCCCATGTAAGCGTACCCCGGAATGGCCAAGCCCGGTGTCGTCGAGAGCGAATAAGTGCCGGTGGGCGAGGTTCCCGCCGTCTGCTGCACACCATTGGCGTAGAAAGTGGGCGTCACGCTTGTCTGATCGAGGTCGGTGATGTCCTCATAAAATCCGCCCAGGTTGCGCTGCAACGGCGAATACCAGAGTCCGGTCACGGTGTCCTGGACCAGCGGCAATTCCGCCAAGACGTTGGGAATGTGCGTGTAGGTCGCGCCCTCGTCCGTCCAGGTCAGTTGCGGCGAGCTGGGTCCTTCGTGGACATGCCCCCCTCCAGCTTCTCCCGTGATGCTGACCGTGCAGCCCGTCCCGGTACCGCCCGTGGTAGGCTTTCCGGTGCCGATGGCATAGCCCGTGCCGGCGACCGTGGGCGTTGTGGCAATTTCCGTGACGGGGCCGGTGCCCGACCCGCCGTTCACTTCCAGAATCTCGACTGTGGCCGTCCCACTGCCCGTGGTAATGGTCAGGAAAGTCCCGACGTCCGCTTGGTCGTAGTTAATTCCCCCGGCCGTAGGGGTTGCGTCAAGTAAACTAATCGGCCCCGTGGTGCTGAACGTCGGCGCGCTCGATCCCGATAGGCCCGCCACAGTTGCCTTCTGATAATGGCCAGCAACCAGGAGGCCGCTATTGAGCGGGTAATAAGTGTTCGCGGCCCAAGCCGTGGTGAGGACACCCGGGCCCACCGTGTAATCATCGGGATCGTGGTAGAGGAAGTCGTCAAACGACCCCTGGCGCAAATTGTAGAATCCCATCATTAGCAAGAGGTCGGTGAAGGTTTCTCCCGTGATGACGTTGTTAGGGTCGTTGTAGAGATACTCGTAGATCAACGCCCAATGCCAGATTGGGTTCTGCGTCTGTGCGATGCGCGTCTCCATCTTATTGGGTGCCGGCTGAATGAGCGTGTTGTATTCCGCGGCTTTGAGCACCGTGTAGGTCAGGCCCCGGACGTTCGCGGGAAAGATCGCATTGCTCATCGTGGGGACAGACTCCCTCTCCGCACTTCGCGGCGGACCATCAGCGCCACGTCGCGCGAGTGTTGCGCCAGCATTTTCTTCGTGTCGGAATCAGCATTCCCCCGAATCTGCGGCGCGTAAGTCATGCGCATGGGCGGTCCCGAGCGGCTTCCTCTGTCGCTCGCCGGCGGCATCAGCGTGGGCCGGTAGGCCGGAGGATGCAGCGCCTCTTGCAGCGGCGTCGAGATGTGTTCCGGTAGCACCAGTTCCTTGGGGTGCCCGATCAGCAGCATTTCTTCTTTGAGCAAGCCCCCGCGTTCGGCAATACCAAACGACATCGTTTCCGCAACAGCGGCCAGCGCCATGGCCGGCGCAACCGAGAGGTTCGCTGGGAAGGGGACCGCTACCATCACGTTAGCAAATTGGGCAGCACCAGCCAAGCCTGCCTCACTGGTCACGATGAGCATATTTGTTGCTTTATTGAGGGCAACCTTGGCGGTAGAGGCTGTCGCTTCTGCGGCGGCTTGGGTTGTTGCCGCTGTCGCGACTGAGGCGGTCTTGGCGGCATCACCAGCCAGTTGCGCGGCGATTTGTTGGGTCAGTGACGCGCCCTCTGCTGTGGTTTTGGCTCCAAGATGCAGAACCCAAGCTCCGAGCTGGCGTGCCAAGCTGCTCCGGTGGAGAACTTCCAAAAGAAGAAACTTGGCGCCAATTTCGAGTATCGCTAGTGCGGCACGGGCGACCATCGCGTTCCACAAGGAGGCCCAGGCATCCTTTAAGCGAGTCTGGCCGGTGATCACACTCGTCATGGAGCCACGAATCGCTTCCCCGATGCGAGTCAGAGAGCGGCGGCTTTCGTCCGCGATGGCATTGTCGATGCGCTTGGATTCCAACTCGTGCCGATGGTCGAGCGCCGTCATCTGGTCGAGCATCCGCTTATAGTTATCGGTTTGCTGGCTGTGCTGCCTTGCTTCCAGATCTAATTGGCGTTGCAGGGCAGCGCGGTCGGCTTCATATTGCCGGTTGAGGGCAGCTTTCTCATCTGAGAGCTGCTGGGCCCGCGACATAGCACCAATCCGGACCTGCTCGTCATTGGTCAGCTTGGTCATCTCGATGCTGTGCTTGAGCCCTTCATCCTCAATCGCTAATTGGCGGTCAAGCCCCCGTTTCTCTGCATCTTCGATGGCTTTGTGCCCCTCGGCCTTGGCCTTGGCCTTGTCCGCTTCGCCTTTCTCCACGGCCGCCGTGATTTTGTTCTCGTCGGCCTGCAACTGCGCGACAGTCTTTCCCCCTTCGGCAATGTCAATATCGCGCAGGGTAGTGGCTTCCGCAATTTCGATGTTCGTCCGCTTGGTAGCGAGATTCTCCAAGATTTTGGCGTATTGGTCTGCGCTCATAACGCGGTCATCGTACAGTTCCTTGTCGGTGAATTCCTGGAGGGCGATGACCTGATCGGAGCTGCTCTTGTAGCCTGCCACGGTCACCCGGGCAAGTTCAGCACCCTGAGCGACCTCTTTGGCGTTAATTGTCGCCGTCGTGCGCGCCGCGTCGGTGGCGGCCTCGATCCTTTTGGCTTCGACCTCGCCCTCATACTTTTCCACGATGGGCGCGGTGGGCTTGCGGGCAACTCCCGCCTTCTGGACTTCCAGATATTCCTTGGCTTTGAGATAGGCAATTTCGGCTTCGATCTTCCGGGCATTGAGGTCCCGCGTCTCGGCCAATTCCTCGAGTTCGTTGGTCTGGTTGAGAGTGCGGCGGTTCTTGATGGCAGCCGCCTCTTCCGCGAAGCGAGCGTCATTGGTTTTCTTTTGGGCTTCCAGTTGGGCTTCGGACATGGCCTCGCCGGGAGCTGCCATGCCGATCTGCGCCGCCGTCAGGTCGTGCTGCGACTTAATGATTTTCTTGTTAACATTGTCGAGTTCATTGAGCAGAGCTTCTTGCCCCGCTCCTGGCTTGGCGGCAGTGATAGCCGTTTTGAGGCTTTCAGCATGGGCTCTTTCCAGGGCCAACTGTTTGCTATTGAAATCAGCGGTGGCCGCCGATTCTGCGGCCTTGTTCCCAGCGACCAAGACCAAGCGGTCGTCCAAATTGCGTTTCAGTTGCTTGAGTTCCTTGTCGTAATCGACTGGGGCTGCGGGCTTGGGCGCGGCAGCCGCTTTCTTCTTCTCCGCTTCCACAGCATCGAGGGCTGTGCGATAGTTCGCCAGCGCCTCGGTCATCTTGGCGTCGCCGGCCGCGCCCTGTGTTGCCGCTGCTGCCTGCGCTGCGGCCAGTTCCTTCGTAGCTTTGGCCAGATTGAGTGTCGCTGCCGTGGCTGCGGTGGGCGCTTCCGGAGGCTTGAGCCCGATGCCGAACCAATGCACCAAGTCTTGCCAATCGAGTTTGAGGGCCCCGAGCCATTCGTGCCAGTGCCGGCTCCACGCGTCTCCATCCCAGGTAGCCAAATCCACCAGAGCTTGCAGCATGAGAATGTCGGTCTGGATGAATCCAGCAAAGATCTCGCCGGCCGCGTGCACCGTGGCAGCCACCTCAATGACCACCTGGCTTACCCCGACCAGCACGACATGGATATCCTCGAATACGGGCAGCGCGCCCTTCTTCATGGTGTTGTAGAGCGCCGTCCACCTATCTTCGAGTTCGTGCACCTCCACCCTGGCCTGCTTGCCAGCCGCGAGACTCACCTCGTCGAAAATGATGCCCGCGTATTTCTCGTCCTCGGTTAGTTCCGCAACGCTTTTGCCGGTCCGCTTGGATTCGTCGGCCATCTGCTGGAGGATGGGCAACAGCCGGATGCCGCGCATTCCAAGGGTTTCCCGGACACGAGCTGTCATCTCTCCCGCAGTCGCCTCGTTCTTTAACGACTCCACCAGTTTCCCGACCGCTTCACTGGTGCTCAGACCAAGAATGCCCAGCTTCTCCATTTTGTCGGCCGAGGCTCCGCCCTCATCCGACGCCTGCGCCAATTGCCGGCTGAGCATCATGAACCCGTAGCGGGCGCCGTCCGCTGATAAGCCAGCGTGTTCTGCCGCGCGCCCGACCATCTGGTACATGTCGGTCGAGAGCCCGAGGATTGCCGATTGGACCACGATGCTTTCGGAGGTCTGAGCAAACGAGCTGCCCAGTTCGTACATGCCCACAGCCGCGATGCCAGCCACAGTTCCGATTTCGAGAATGGCCGCGCCGGTACCGCCCAAGAGCGTGCCCAGTTGGGCAATGCGCGTGGAGACTTCACCCACGGGCACACCCATCTTGGTTGCGGCGGTGGACAATAGGTTCTGAAAAGCTTTTACCTGTTCGGAGGGTGCGCCAAAGGCGCGGGCAATTTCATCGGCGGCTGCCTTGCCCGTGATGCCAAAGGATTTGTACGCTCCCTGGACATCTTCGAGTGACCGGCCTTGACCGCGCAGATATTCAGCGATGGTCTGATGAGATACGCTCGCTTCGCGGCGGACCGAGCTTTCTACTTCGGCGTCAATGCTTAGTTTTTTTCTGCCAGCTTCTTCTTCACCGCTGGCTGTTTCCAGCCTGGCTTTGTTGCGGGTGGCTTCGGATTCAACGAAGGCACGAGTTGCAGCGGCCTCGGATTCTGCCCGTTCTTTGGCTTGCTCAGCCGTGTCGGGAGCAATCGTGACGCGGCTTTCGTAGACGATCTCCGCCTGCTGCTGAATCGCCTTGGTTACCGCTTCGATGCGTTCCTTGGTTTCTGCGGCCCCATCGACGCTCAGAGTAAGTTTAAGTTCCTCATCCGCGGCCATTGGTGCCTCCTCTCTGCGCCCGGCCCTGTTCCGCTAAGGCGCGAACATCGGGCGGCAAAGTGCTAAACGGCAAGGACCCGGTGCGGGCCATCACAGTTTTTTCCAGCGAGGAAGCTCCTGATGAGGGGGCGTGGCTGTCAGCCTTGTAGCCGAGCGAATGAGCCACCATCTGCGTCAATTGACGCAGGCCCAGGTGCGTAGGTGGGTAGCGGCGCAAATAGTCGCACAATTCCAACACTCTCGGAAATTCGAGTCCACCGATCTCATCTAGCGTCCAATGAAATGCGACCGCAAAGCAACCCCGGATGTCGCGGATTAAGTCCCCGAGGTTGCAGGTGCTTCCCCCGGTGCGCCTGGTACAACAGGCTCCCCGGCCGCTAGACGTTGCTTGACCCGCGCCAAGCCCGTAAAGTCCATGATGGCGTCCGGCAACAGATGCCAAAACAGTTTGGGATCCAGTTCCTTCTTGCACCGTTCCGGAGTCCATTTTTCACCATCTTCCGCCTGCTCGCCCAGCGCGTTGTTCAGCGATAGGCAAATGAGGTCGGAGTTCTTGATGGTGAGTTCTCCGCGATTGCCCTGGTCGATCTCACCTTGTAAATACTTTTCCACCTGATCCAGCGTGAGGGGCGCAATCACGAATTTCACCCCATCGAATTCCACGGTCCTTTTCCGCAGTTGCATAGTCGTTGCTCCTAAGAAGTTTCTGCGTTCGTGTCGGTGTCGCAGCCCACCGCCCTGGAGCATCGGGACCTTTGAGCCCTGCGGCCCAAACTTAGGCGCTGATCTGGAAGAAGTCGAGGATGCTCCCCGCGGCGTTCGCGTATGCCTCGAATTCAAAGTCCGAGATCAGGTAGTTGTCGCGCTTCAAGGGGTTCGACATCTTGGACGCCCGTGCTGCGTACAAATGGACGCCGTTGGTGCCCTGGTACGGTTCGAGCAAGTAGAGTTCAAAGACCGGACCATAGCCCTGGAGTTGGTTGGCAACCGTGAGTGTGCGCCCGGAAGCGTTCGTGTAGACGTAGCTAATGAGTACGCCACCCGCCACCGCAGCATCGGCCACGTCGAAGGTGTAGATGCCGTCATAGGGTGTAGCGACTCCATACTCGCCTGCCGCTGAGGGCGTGGTGACCTTAATGAAGGGCTGGCCAGTGCTCGCATAGCGCACGCCCAAGTCCACTGTGCCCGTCGCCGCATTAACCACGGTGACGGTGTAGGTGCCGGAAACTGTGATGTCCACGGTCAGGCCGCTGCCCGTGCCACCGCTGGTGGTTGCGCCTGCGGTCGTCGAGTAGCCCGTGCCGCAAGCGTAAATCTGGATGACGGTCGGGATGCCGCCCGTACTGACAGCCAGAATCTTCACGCTGCCGCCCGTGCCGCCGCCGCTGGTCACCGGGCAGATGTCGCCCACGCTATAGAGCGTGCCAGGCGTCCCGATGACCGCTGCCTCGATGCCGCTGGCTCCCGGGATTGGATGCAGCTCATCCGGAGCCACGGCACTGATGCCCGTGGCAATGGTCTCGGCATAGAACAGGGCGTTGTACACGTCGATTTCGATGTTCGCAAAGCCGCCCTTCCCCGACACCTTCATGTCCGAAGGCGCGACATCATCGGGAAACTTGTTCTGCCCGTAGAGGGAGACGAGCTTCTGCGAGATCTCGAGGTCGATGTTCTGCAACGTCCCGAATCTCTGCGGACCACTCGGCGTTGCCAGGTTGCCCCCTGTGGGGTTGCCGTACATTCCACCAATACCAAATTGCAGCATGGGTTCCTCCCGCTACGTTATTTTCGATACCCGCCGATTCCAACTTTCCAAAGTTCGTATTGCCATCCAGCCCGCTTACGCGGAAATCTGGAAGAAGTCCATCACCTGGCCGGCCGCGTTCGCAAAGCCTTCGAACTCGAAGTCGCTGATGAGGTAGTTGTCACGTTTCAGCGGGTTGGACATCTTCGAAGCGCGGACGCTGTACAGGTGCACGCCGTTCGTGCCCTGATAGGGTTCCAGTAGGTACAGCTCGAAGACAGGCCCATAGCCTTGCAGGTGGTTCGTGACGGTGAGCGTCCGGCCCGTGCTCAGAGTGTAGGCGTAGGAAATGAGGACCGGGAAGCCGCTCGACACGTCGGTCGCGTTGAACGTGTAGGTGCTCGTGCCAGTGTTCTGGTAGTAGCCGACACCGGGGGCGCCGCTGGTCTTAATCATGGGCCGGCCCGTGGTGCCGTTGCGCACGCCCAAGTCCAAGAACCAGACTCCGGAACTTGGCGGCGTGATCACGACGGTCGAGCCAATGGCGTGGCTCTCATCCGGCGAAACCGCTTTGATGCCTGCGGCGATCGTGTCCGCGTAGAACAGGGCATTGTAAACATCAATCTCGATCGCGGCGAATCCGCCCTTGCCGGAAACCTTCATGTCGCTGGGCGCCACATCGTCCGGGAATTTGTTCTGGCCATACAGCGACACGAGCTTCTGGCTGATTTCCAGATCGATGTTTTGGAGTGTGCCGAACCGTTGTGGTCCGGTGGGCGACCCATAGTTTCCGCCGATTGGATTGCCGTACATCCCTCCGATTCCAAATTGCAGCATGGCTTTTCTCCTCTTCCTCGGATTAGTGGCGTCTCGGTCAAAACGCTAGACGCCAGTTTTTGAGCGTGCAACAACTATTTGAGCCTCAGACCCCGGTAAGTGCGCTGAGCGGGATCTCAATAGCCCCTTGCTGGTCAAGAATGGCCGCCTGCATGGTGGTCTCGCCGTCGACCCAGGCGTTCTCGACTAGGCCACCCAAAGTCTGTTTCTCTCCATGAGGCAACCAGGCCGCAGCCTGCACCGGATCTATGGGCTTTCCCAACATGGCGTTGTTAATCGCCTTCCAAGCGTTGTTCAACAGCGTCTGCGGCATGACCGTAGAGTTCAGGGCCGCGTCGGCGCGCGCATAGATCAAGACCACATACTTGAGGTGGTACTTGGGCGCTCCAAACGCTTGGTCCTGTACGGTCGGGCCCCCCAGCGGCACCAGGTAAAGCGCCGGCTGGTCGGGAGGCACAGCATTGCCCCAAATCTTGGCATGACGGCTGATGGTCTTGAAGGGCAGCGCGGTGACCGCGTTCTGCAATAAGTTAAAGAGCGCCACTTCAATGGCTTCCGGGTCGAACATGATACTTACCGCAACCTTCCGCGCTTTTCCGCGCTTTTCCGTGAATTACCGCACTTTACCGCTACGTCCCCAGGCCGGTCTTGACCGCCTCGCGCATCTCCGTGATGATCGCATCCTTCAATTCGGCCAGACTCGCTCGCATGAAGCTGCGTTCGGGCATCGTGACCGTGCCCCCCTTAACGCCAAAGGTCTTGGCCCCAATGAGCTTGCCGGTCTTGGAAAACCGCTGTCGAACCGCCTCACGCGCCGGAACCGTCCAGCTCCCCCCGAACTCATGCACACGACCGTACCAAGCCGGACCCCCGGCCCCGTGGACCGATCCTTCCAGCCCGGTATCAGTCTGCTCCGCGGGCGTCACGCGGATCGAGCTGATGAGCTTCCCGCTGCGCTGGTGGAGCTGAGTGGCGCTGAACCCGGATGGCGCTGACAGGTGCCGGAGCTGGACTTGGCTTTGCAGGCGCACCAGGAGGGAGTTCATGCGCGTGCGCAGGGCTTCCAGGATGGCCGGAGTGCGCTGTTCGAGCCGCCCTGCCACTTCCTTGATGTTGTCCTCGAACCTGAGCTGAATCGCCATAATGTTGATTCGAATCAACAATTAAGCCAGTGCCGTCGGCGTGTAAGCGACCATGACCCGCTCGACCTCCGGGGGCAGTTCCCAATTAGTCTTGACCTGAGATGGGTACTGCGTTACCTTCGTGCGATGACCGTCTATCTGGTCACCAACACCGTTAATGGAAAAGTTTACGTTGGGAAGACGACCACCACATTGAAACGCCGGTGGATCTGTCATTTGTCCAGTGCCTTCAAGAACCCCGCAAGTAAATCGCTTCTTTCGAGAGCTATTCGCCGCTACGGGCCGGAAGCATTTACGATCACGGAGATTTGCGGAGCCGAAACCGGAACGGAACTTAATCAGCTCGAACGCTTTCATATCGCCCGTTTGCACTCCCACCCGCCTGCGGACGGGCTTGGCTATAACCGGACGCCAGGAGGCGATGGAGGCCCACCTTGGTCGGAAGAGCACCGCCAGAAATGGCTCAAGGCGATGCGCGGAAAGTTGGTTGGCCCCAAGAATCCCATGTTTGGCAAGGGACTGCGCGGGCCAGCCAATGGAATGTTCGGACGCCATATTCCGCATACCGAAGAGTGGAAGAAGCAACTTGCTGACCGCCGCAAGGGAGTGGATAATCCCTTCTATGGGCGCAGGCATTCTGTGGAAACACGTCGGCGAATGTCTGCGAAGCAAAGCGGTGCTGCTAATCCAGCATTTGGTCAACATCGAAGTTCCATCGTCAGAAAGAGTTGGGCCACACGCAAAGCTAAGTTACGGCTGTCGGTGTATACGCAACCATCACTCTTACAATCTCGGGAGGAAGTTCCCAATCTCTAAAGCTAATGGTTCCAGCCCCTTGAGCCATAGCCTGAGACCTTTGATCTGTCCAACTCCTTCTTTTATAATTCACGGCTATCATCTGGCAGCAGGCCAATTCAATATCGGGCGGCGTCATCCGGTAACCGGCTTGGTACTGGACGTTGATATTCATGATGCCCTTCGTGAAAGCGGGCCCTGCCGACCACATTCCATAGAACGACGTAGAAAACGAACTGGAGTTGCCTCCGGGACGAAGCAGCAAGCTCTTGCCGTCATCGGCAATCACCCACCCCGAGATTCCGTAGGCGGTCGATTGCGCGATGGTTTGCCCATTGATAACCACGGCTGTGACCGTCCGAATGGGTGTCTGCCGCAAGAACATCTGCGCCGATCCATTCCCGGAGTACCACTCGTTGAAAGCCACCGGCTGCACCAAAGGAGAGGCCAGAGGCACATCACCATTGGCCGGTAGGCGTCCCGTGCGCCACAGCCAATACATCGACGCCGCCGTGATGCAGGCGGAAATGTTGGCGTCATCACTGCTGCTGAGAACGCCGATCCAGGACTTCACCCGGTCGAGCGTGGTCAAGTCCACGGCCGGAGGATAAACAGTCACGACCGGCTGTTCGATGTGGTAGACCAGAAGGCCCGCCACGACGGCCTCGACGACCAGGACAAAATCAGTGAGCCCTGCTGCCGGGTCGAGTGTGGCAAGAACCTGCGCCGAATAAAGACCGGCCGATCCAGGCACATACACCAGTGGCAGGGCGTTAATCGGGGTCACTACCGTACCCCCCGTGCCATTCACGCGCCCGGAGTAAAGCGTTGCCGTCACCGTGGCTGAATTGATCGGGCTTCCCTGGCTATCCGTCAGGGTCCAGCTCAACGTGAAATTCGTCTTGCGCGGCAGACTCATAATAGGCATGGCTAGTTCACTTGACCCTTCCCGGCCACGGTGACGGCGCGGACTTCGCCCGGAGCGGCCGCCACTCCATCCTTCCCGCTCGTAGGACCGACTGCGCCGGTTCCTTGAACTATCGTGGGGCCACCAGCGCCCGACGTGGCGTGGACCGTTCCGGCTCCGGCAGAAATCTCGACTGATTCACTCTCAAAAACACGGCTGGCTGCTACTTGTCCAGGCCGGGCGACAATGAGATCCTCACCCGTTATCGGTGTGGCCTTGCCGGCACCATCCACTCCCAACACCACCCCAAGCCCGCCCATTGGTTTGACAGAGCCCACGCCCACGATGGAAAGGATCGCCTTAATGAGATCGGAAGTGGCGCTCAGGTCGCCAGAGGCCACCAGGCCAATCGCTTCCTGGATGGGGAAGCCTCCAACTGCTGCCACATCCGCAAAGGCTTGGAGCAGGGTGGCCGCATCCATGACCAGGATGCCGCGCGCCGCTACCGCCGCCTGGCCCGTCAGGTTGGCCGAGGCCACCAGGTCCATCAAGCTCGAAAGATTGAGGTCAGCGTTTGCGCCCACCACCGCCCGCGCTACCGCCGCGAGCGCCACTTGCACGGACACCCCGGTGCTGGCCGCGAGAGCCATTGCCGCCTGGATGAGCCTCACGCCATCCGTCGTTAGAGTCGCTCCGCCCGGCAGTATGATCGAGGTGGGCAGAATCATCACGGCCTGCGCTGCCACGGCCGCTGCCGCATTCAAGTCTGCGTCCGGATTCATGGTCAAGCGCGGGACTTGCACGACCTGTGCCTGAGCCGCCAGCGCCACCAATTCGGCCATGTCCATGCGCGTGCCCAGGCTCATATCCGCCGAAGCAGGCAGGCCCACGCTTTCGTTCCAGACCGGCCCCGAAACCGCCAGGTCTGCGGCTACGGCGAGCGTCAAGTTGACGAGTACGACCAGGGCTGTCTCGACTGAAATTCCCGCGTTGCCTGCGAGCGTGAGGGCTGCGGAAATCAGCCGCACCGCGTCCACATTGATGGAAGCGCCGCCCGGCAGCGTGAGGGCTACCGGCATCGTCGTGACTGCCAGCGCATCGGTGGTGCCGACCGCGTCCAAACTCAAGCTCGGGCGCATGACCAGCGCCGGCACAAAGACCACATCGGGAGCGCCCGCCAGGGTTACATCCGGGGACATATCGAGCACGCCCGCCAGTATTTCGTCTGCCGCGCCCGCGAGGATCAAAGAGGCCACGTGAATCTGGCCAGCTTCCGCACTGATACCCGCAGCGGCAGGCAAATCCAAGGCCGCCAGGAGCGCCATCACTTCGCTGAATGTGAGGTCCGCCGTAGCATCCAAACTGACTGCCGCGCCGAGTTTGGTGACCGCGCTTTGCGTCATATCCGCAGAGGCCGCGAGCGCCGCCGCCGCGTCCATTTGAAGTCCGGGAGTGACTATGGCGTCAGCCACCACATCCAATTGTTCAGTGACCGGCATCACGTTGGCCGGAGATGCGGTTGCCTGGGCCGATCCGCCAAGCGTTTCAGCAACGGGCATGGATAGACTCAGAACTTCGGTTATTCCGGCACTTCCAGCTGCGACTACCGATGCCGGCATTTCCGCAGTGACATCTTCCGTGATGTCAGCCGTGGCCGAAGCAGCCACGCTAGCGAGTAGGTCCGATTGTACCGATTCAGTAAGGGCGGCGGTCGCAGCCAGAGCTTCCGATACCGGGATCGAGTTCGAGGGTGACACCGCCAAGTCCGCTGCCGCTGCCAGCGTTTCGCTGACAGGAATTTCAAGATTTGGTGAATCCGTGAAGCCTGCGCTTCCATCCAGTGTTTCTGCTACCGGGATAAAATTGGAGGGAGATTCGCTAACCTGGGCGGTCGCGGCTAATGCCGTAGACGCCAGCATGGTCATCTTATCGGATTCAGTGATGGAGGCCGCGCCCACCAAAGTCTCGGAAGCGGCCAAACCTGCGAGTGCCGAATCGCTAAGCGCCGCCGCGCCCGCCAAAGTCTCGCTCACAGGAATCTGATTCGCTGGTATTTCCGTGAGGGCAGCACTTCCCACGAGAGTTTCAGCAACAAGTATCTCCACTTTAGCTGCATCCGCCAAAGCCGCTGAGGCCACCAAAGATTCTGCCGCAACGAGGTCCATCTGTGTTGCTTCGGCTATAGCCGCCATGCCCACCAGCGCCTGCGTTGCTATCAAGACCAGCTTCAAAGTCACCGTCTCACCGGCTGTGCCGTCAAGCGAGATGGATTCATTGAAGATGACCGCAACCATCGTCACAAACAACCCCGTGGCGGTCACCGTCACGGCAAAACTATTGCTACCGGGTGAAATCAGAGGAAGGCTATTGGGATAAGCGGGATTGTGGGCAACGCTCGTAAGCGTCAGACGACCGCTGGTATCTACACCCAGGAGCCAGCTGGTTGCTCCAGTGGCGTAGTCCTTGAGATGCAGGAGCGCCGGCGTCTGTGGAGCCACAGCGGTCGAGTTGAGAATGCCGCCATCGTCCACCCCGATCTGCCAGGTGTTTGCCCCGCTGTCGTTAATATAGAGATACGTTGCGCCCATACTTCACAGTTTCGTGGCTTCTCCGATGGGAAGCTCCACAGGAGCTTCCTCGATCTTGGAATAAGCTGCCTCCATGATCTCCGGGAAAGTTGTGACCATCTCCGTTCGCAAGGACTCCAGACTGGCGAGCCGAGTTTCAAGATTATTTACGGCCTGGGTGGAACGAAACTTCTCCGCGTCGATGGCCTCCTTGAGCCGTTGAATCTGCTCGTCCAGAGAAACCAAACTCACCACATCGGTTATCGTCTTGTCCACTTCTACCTTGCCACTCGCAAGTAATCTCATGTCCGGCATGTCTTTCCCTCCCAGGTTAAATCTGATAACTGGCCGTGTAACCAGCGGCCCCCGCCGTCCCACCGTTGCCGCTGGTGCCTGGAGCGCCGCCAGCGGCACTCAGGCTTCCTACCCCGCTGCCTGCGGTCGCCCGGTAGTACACCACTACTACCCCTCCTACGCCACCCCCGCCGTTGCCTGATGCGTCCGACCCAGAGGTCACGCCCTCGCCGCCGTGACCGCCAAGCGATTGAATGCTCCCGGCATTGTTGATGGTTAGGGCGCGAATCTCGAGCCAGCCCCCGCCTGACCCGCCCCCACCACCAGACAGCGCTGCCGACCCGGTGCCAGCCCCAGCAGCTCCGCCTACCCCGCCCCTTGTACCCGTCACGAGCGTTTCGTAGGGCGCAGGTGTACCTACACCCGCAGTGGCAGCCGCAGAACCATGGGCGCCCCCGCCACCGCCCCCAGCCGAGTGCAAACGCTTGTAGGGAAAATAAATGTTGTAATTTAGCGGTGGCGACGCAGCCCCACCGGCTTTGAGGGTGGTCCCCGCCGCCACACTGTTTCCGCCCGCCCCCCCCGCCATGGGCACCATGGAATTTATGGCGATGAGATAGGGCGGAGCCCCGGCCGCTCCGCCCGTAAACGGCGCACCGTTTACCCCGTTGCCCCCCGCCCCTCCCGAACCGTCGATGACCCCGGTGGCCGCAACGGTCAGTGTCCCATTGACATACACGACAAACCCGGCCGTCTTGAGCGTCTGGCCCGCATTGACGGTTAGATTGTTATACATCATGTCGCGGGTGAGGGTGGTCGGAGCCGCGATAGTCACATCTCCGTCACTGCCATCGCCAAAGGGGAACGAACGGTTTCGCCAAATCGGATCAGTACCATCCGTGCTAAGCACTTGGTTCGAAGTACCAATAGCCAAGGCTCCGTTGGCAGAGGCACCGCGCACAATGAGGTCGCCGCGTGTGGCCGTGGGAGCCAGGGCATCGAAGGCTGGCGCTTTGGTGGTCTGCCCCGTGCCGCCCTTCGTAATCGGCAGGGGAACCGGGACCGTTTCAGTAATGACCCCGGCATCATCCTTTGCTTTCAGACTCTTATCCGTGGAGTCCGTCCAAAGCGTAGTTTTCCCGGCCCCCGGAGTGCCGGGAGCAGCCACGTTGGTGAGATCATTCGGGATCTCCGCCGCAATGAATGTTCGGTCTGCCATCTCTTACCTCTATCTACACCGTGCAAGCCTGCCGCCCAGCCTCCAATGCCTTCGCGTTGGCGATAGCAATATCAAGAGGCAGGTGCTTTGTCACAAATTGATGAAAAAGCCTGTAATATCCAACTTCGGCTTCTTCGGCGATCTGTGCAAAAGGGATGCCGTTCACTTTGAAAGTTATTGTGCGGTTGCGCGTGTTCGTTTTCTGATCGGTCCAACGACAGTTTTCTTTGCAATATGACCCATTGGCATCAATGCGATCCAGTTGTGATCCTTCGGGAGATTCTCCCATGTCAGCGAGAAAATTCTCAAAAGAATCCCAGCGGGGATCATAAGCAACGAGTTGCCGCCCATAAGACCGATTTCGCAGATTTACCCATGCCAGATACGTTTTACTCCGATGGCCAGCGTGTCCATGCTTTAATCTATTTGGGGCATCCCGCCTCAAACAACCACAGGAAATCGTATGACCAGTGGTTAGACTGATACGCGGTTGCCTTGTAAGATTGCCACAGTCGCATCGGCAGAGCCAAAGTGAACGAAGTTTCTCCTTGCTGCCGCAAAGTTTAGAGCCAACCCTTTCTACGACAGTCAACCTTCCGAACCGTTGACCGTTAATATCGTCCATCCGATGCTCCGCTGCGCAAATTTGCTATACGGTACAGGTCACCGTACAGTTCAGGGTATCACCCGTCAGAACCGCCCGCGCCGTCCCGAAGTCCGCCTCACCATAAAGCACACCTGTCGTCGCGTGTTTCCCGCTGGCCGTATCCAGGAAGCCGCCTCGGACGGTCAGAGTGGCATTGATCAGAAAGGCCGCAGGTGACAGGGAGTTATCAATCGACCCCGCTGCCGCCGTACCTCCCACCCAAGCCACGCGCGTAGCGTTCGAGTAGGGCTCGCCTTCTTGCCAACCGTTCGTGGTCGGCGGGTTGGCGGCGAGCGTGATCTTGCTGGCCGTGTCGCCTGCGGCATAGGCCGTCCAGCCCGCATTGTCGATGAGACCCACGTAGAAGGCGGCCGTGTAGCCGATGCCCTTCAAGTAATTCGTCAGCAGGTCATCCTTGCCTTCGGTCACCACCAGGTTCGGGACTTCTTCTTTCCAGGCGAGATCGAGGTGTTCGCACTTGACCGGCAGGACGGCCAGTTCTGCGGGTAGATCGAGCCAGGTCTGATTGAGCAAGAGTTGTTCGACGGCGCTCTGCGTGCCATCGGGTGCGTGGGCCCATCCGAGCTGCGCCAAGACCCAGGCTTCCTGCCGGCGATAGTTGCGGCAGCCCTCGCACGCGCAATGGTCCGGGCGGCGCCAGTCCTCAAACTTCCAGAAGTTTTCTGCGCGCGCGGACAGGATCGAGGCGGCTCCCATGCCGAGGCCCGCGTTCATGGCCGCTTTCGCGCTTCCTGCGATGTGGGGATTCATGACTCCTCCTTTTTGATGATCTATCCAATCTTAACAGCACTAAGAACCGAAGTGATGTCAGGCGCCCTCCTACAATTTCATAATGAACGCCAGTTTAAAATATGGCGGCTCGTGGTTCGGAGAATCGTGTGCCAGGTTCGCTTGTATCCCGGCAAAACTTGGTGCGGGATGCGTGTGTGTGTTGGCTGCTCCCGAAGTGGAACTTGTGCCGATCTTGACCGCCGCCGTGAGCGAGGCGATAATCCCGCCGACAGTTCCGACAGGCGTATACACATGATCAGCATGAGTATGGGTTAAGTTCCCGCCGGTAACTCCGGGGTTCTCACTAGCCGCAACTGATTTGATAAACTTGCTCCGCAAATCTGGCGTGCCGTTCGTGCCGTCGCACAAATTCCAGCCAGCCGGGATATTGGCTAAGATCCCGGACCACATCAAGATCGCGCCGGCAGGAACAAGATACTCACTTTGAAGCGCCATTAGACAGCCACATCGTCATAGGTTACTTGCAACTTCCCCGTTGCATCGCGTTGGATAGCGACTACTTTGAACTGAGTGCTTATCGGAGAGGTTTTCACGTAGCCGCGTACGGTATCGGCCAGCGCGTCGAGATTCGCTTTCGCGGTGCCACTGGCTAAAGCGGTGTTGTCCACCTCGCCGGCCGCAATGGGCCTAGCCGCCGCCGCTACCGCTGCGGCCCTCGTGATCTGCGCCGTCGCCGCATTGATCTTGCCCACAATTTCGTTATCACTATAGGCCGCTGCGTTCGGATCGAGAGTCATCTGTAGAAGCGCCATGTTTCCTCCCTCAAACTGGTGTGTCGTCGTATTCGACGATGAGTTTACCTTCTGCGTTCACGTACAAATTAGTTACCTTGCAATTCCCGGGCGGAGGATTGGATGGTGCTGGGAGCGATATTTCCAACGCCACCATTCGCTGTTCCTGTTCCGCCACTCGCTGATGTAGGTTCAACATCGTCGGGCTCAATAGAGGTCCGCAAGTCTGTACCAGACCGTCACAACCAGGGTGCCGTCACCCAGGGTTGGATCACTGTCAGAACCAAGAACCAGAGCCGTACCATCGCCCGCCGTCTGTGCCGCCCCACCACCATTCGCACTCACCGACCCCATTCTATTCGCCGCTTGATTGAGGAAGTCCGCCTGGAGGATGTAATCCCCAACCATGACCGCCGCCGCCCAACTGATATACAAACAGGGCGTGCCAACGGCAAGAGTGTAAGGAGTGGCCCCTGCTTTATATTGAATGAACGACCGGACAGGAATGATGATCTTGCCAGCGGTAGGCGCGGCCACAAGCTGCTTCGGATGCGCAACCAAGTCTTTCAGTTCCGCCGCCGTTACGGAAACGACGGCCTTCCCATGCGCCGCGATATACTTGCCCGTAGCACCATTGTAAACAACTAGATCACCGTCAGCGGGTGCGCCCACGGTAACTGCGTCCAGCGGCACATTTTCGAGTCCTACGACGGTTTGCGAAGTGGTAGTGCCAGCGAGATCCCCACCCGATGTGAACGCTCCCTGCGTGGGGCTTTCGAGCGCCACGAAAGTATAGGGTCCGGCGCCGCTCGACTGGATGTAGCCGACGACCTGGCCCGCGAGAAAGGGGGAATCCTTGGGTGCGTAGAAAACGACGGTCTGACCGGCTGCGAAGATGGCTCCGACCGCCCCCGCGGCTGGAGGATTCGGACCAAACCAAGCGGTGAAGACAGCCGTGGGCGTGGCGGAATTCTCTCTGACTGCGACCGCAAACGCCCCACTATGCGGTGCGATAATCGCGGCCTGGGCATTGGTTACCGAAAAGGTCCACATAGTCCACCTCGCAGGCGCTTATACCAAAAAGGCCGCGCGAGGCGGCCTCTTGGTCGAGATCGAGTGGCGCAGCTCACCGCTTTGCCGTGTTCTGTTCGCCAGCTTGCCTTTTAGCTCGGCGTTGACATTGCCAAAACTTGAGACTGCACCGGGCCTGCCAAGCGAATCTGAGCTTGCGTGGCGGAGTCGCTGTAAATGGCCGTGATGCCCGTGGCTTGGCAATTATCGAGCAGGATTTCCCCGCCCGAGGCGACGACGATAGTTGCCAGCGCCGCAAGGTCAGAACCTCCAGCTCTGGCCGCCGCGTTCAGGAACTTGCAGCGGGTAAACAGATTCCAGCGATCCAACGGAGAGGAGCCCGTAGCAAGAATCACCAAGGCCGCAGTCCCGCCCCCGCTCACGTAGATCGGGAAGATGCATTCCTCGAAGATGTTGCGGTTTGATTGGCCCGCGAACTGAAGGGAAGCGTTCAGCGCCGTGCGAGCGGTAGTGTCAACTCCGATGGTGCATTTCCTGAACAGGTTCTCGCCCGTGCTTCCCGAAACCAGGAGATTTCGGCTGCTCGTGTCACCGGCTGCCGTCGCGCCGAGCATCCCGGCAATGTGGCACCGATCGAAGACATTGCGCCCGCCCGTCACGGTCATGCAAATTTCGGCAGCCATTCCCACGGTGAAGTCCGTGACGAATTCGACGTTGCTCATAAGGCAACCGTTGCCGGAAACCGTGAAGAAGTTGGCGAAGGGTGGGGTCGCCACCGGCGCGATCCGCGCTCGTTGTGAAATCAGGCCGGGAGCACAAGCCCCAATCAGATGCGCGGCGTTCTTGGCCCAGGTGAAACCCGAACTAATCAGGACCGACCCGCCGATCACCCCATTGCCGATCAGCACCAGTACATCGTTGTGGCCGTCAGTCAGCAGGGCGTACCCTGCCGCGAGTGTCTTCACGGCAGCCGCCGGGCTAAGGCCGTTGTTGCCATCCAAGCCATTGACCGGGTCGAGGTAGAAAGTGGTCCCCGTGGTGATCCCGAGTCCGCCGGCCACGATCCCGCTCAGAATTGCTTGGTTGGCCTCCAGGTTCGTGATGCGCTGGAACAGATCAACTTCGGTATTCGGGTTAATCGATGGCGGCATAGCGCCTCCTCAATCTCAAATTTGACCAACTACAACTACACTGCGCTGAGAGTCGCATTCAGCGGGGTGTCGATCACGTACCAGTATCCAGCGTAGGCGAACAGCGTGATGCAGCCGCCCGCATAAGCGGCGAAGGTGATCTTATCCTTCGCACTGGAAGTGCCATCCAGAATCTTGCCCGATGGGGTGGTCACCGTGTTCGCCTGGGTGGTGCCGTTGAAAATCCGGAGCATCTTGCCATCATCCTGGAGGGCAACCGGTGCCGCCAGGGTTGCGGCATCTACGGCTCCCGAACGAGCCAAGATGGCGGTGCCAGGAATCGTGATCGCGTCCGCCGCTCCTGAATAGACAGTCACGGGCAATCCATTATTGATGCCCGCCGGAAACACAGCGGCCTCCAGGTTGGTGAGGCGTTGGAACAGATCCGTTTCGGTATTCGGATTGATGACGGGCATGGCAAGTTCCTCCCTGAGTTTCAGTTGGCCATTCGCTTACGGCTGGCCTCGCCGATCTTGCGCTTC